CAGAGCTGTATGGCACACCAGTAGCGTTAGACCAGGAAGACCTAGAGAGACTGATCGACCCTAAGGAACGTAACATCCAAGCATTACAGCGATGGTCAGTAGCTAAGAAAGAGTATGACGCTCGTAAGTCAGTCGAAGAGTATAAGGAGCTAATCAATGCAATTAAAAACACTTAAACTAACAGACTTACGTCCAGCCGATTACAACCCTCGTGTAATGACAAAAGAGGAGTTTGAGGGTCTGAAAGAGTCTCTTAAAACATTTGGTCAGCAAGAGAATCTGATCGTGAATAAAGACATGACTATTATAAGTGGACATCAGCGCTACGAAGCTATGAAGGCTCTGGGTTGGATAGATGCAGTGTGTAATCTGGTCGATCTCGATAAGCATCAAGAGAAGAAGCTAAATGTTTTGATGAACTCTCAAGCCATCAGCGGTAAGTATGATGATCTGATGCTCGCGGAGATACTTGAAGAACTGAAGCTAGATGATGACTATGAGTCACTTCGACTCAACGTATTAGAACCACTTGATCTGTCGCCAACTGAAGTCGAGGAGGATGAAGCACCAGAGGTTAGTAGTGAGCCACCTGTTAGCAAGCTAGGCGAGATATACCAACTAGGACGGTGGGTTTACTGCCCGACCTGTAAAGTGAAGCATAGGCTGAATTGATGTGTGGTGATATAATGAATATATGGAATGTAAGATATGCAGTAAATGGTTTGAACCCAAGCACTTCAACTCTAAGTGTTGTTCTGTTGAGTGTCGCAAGAAAGCCAGAGCAGCTACAATCAAAAAGTACAAACAGACCGAGAAGGGTAAGCTATCACTCCAGAGATGGCTTAAAAGTCCTGCTAGGGCAGATTGTGAATGGCGGTATAGGCAAAGTGAAAAAGGTAAGCATGGGGCAGTTGTCAGGGCTGCTAGATACACAAAGAAAAACAAGGATAAGAAAGCCAAGTGGGATAAGCAGTATTGGTATAGAAGGCGTGGCTACAATGCTGGCTATATGGATTGGCAAGCAGTATCAGACAAGTTTGAAGCACTTGGTAACAAATGCCAGTTATGCGGAGCGACTGAACGGATTGAGATTGACCACATACTTGCACTGTCAAAAGGTGGCACGAACCATATTGATAACTTACAGCCACTATGCAAGCCCTGTAACTCTGGGAAGGGCAACCGATGAAAGCTACCTGTAGTAACGGCCACGACTTTGAATATCAAGAAAGCGATATTAAATCTCATTTTGTTATGTGTGGGGATAGTACGGATAAGGCTAGTGTTGAGCTGCTTATGGATGGCGTGAAGGCTGATATGGTGTTTACTGACCCTCCGTATGGGGTTAGCTATCAGTCTAATATGCGAACAAAAACCGAGAAGTTTGATGTTATTAAGAATGATGATGTCATAGACGGTAGAGCCATTGAGTTGGGCTACGAACATTCTACTGGCTGGGTACTGGTATGCACTGGCTGGACTGTACTTACTGAATGGTTAAACATTATTGATGATAAAATTACCAACCTGATTGTTTGGGATAAGGGCGGTGGTGGCATGGGAGACTTAAAGGGTAGTCTGTTGACAGACTACGAATTGATTATGGCTTACAATAGAGGTAACGATATTGTCGGAAAGCGATTAGGTAGTGTATGGAGTATTGGCAAGGACTTTGCTGGCTCGTATAATCATCCGACACAAAAGCCCGTAGAGTTGGCAGCACAGGCAATCAAGACATTCTCGACAGGCTCGGTACTAGACTTATTCCTCGGCTCTGGTTCAACTTTAATAGCTTGTGAACAAACAGACCGTACTTGTTACGGCATGGAACTAGACCCTAAGTATGTTGATGTCATCCGTAAGAGGTATGCTAAATTCATAGGAAAGGAGGAAGAATGGCAGAGCGTAACGCAATTGGTAGACCAACAGTAATGACAGACATCGTGGTCAAAAAATTAGAAGAAGCATTTGCATACGGCTGTAGCGACTCAGAAGCCTGTTTCTATGCAGATATAAGCAAACAAACACTCTATGATTACCAGAAAAAGCACCCTGAGTTTATTGACCGAAAAGAGGCTCTCAAGGAGAGACCGATACTTCAAGCAAGACAAAAGGTAGTCCAAGAGATACAGAATGACGTGAAGAACGCCCAGTGGTATCTGGAGCGGAAACGTAAAGACGAGTTCTCGGTTCGTACTGAATTAGGTGGTGATGGTCAGAACCCTATTCGTATGATGATTGAGAAGTTTGGGCTTGATAAAATAGAGGGTGAAAATGACAGAGAAGATGATGGAGATGTTCAAATATCATCTCCTGAACAGTCATAAGTCTATATCTGGTAAGCCATTACAGCTCTATGAGTATCAGTTAAGTGTCGCCGAGCGTATCTTTGACGCTCTTATTCGCAACTATAGACTGACGGCTAGCGCTACAGAGCAAGACATCAAGAAGCTCAAACTGCATGAAGTGCCTATCGAGTTCTCACGCCAGAGCGGTAAGACGACAGCTATCGTGCATATTATTGAATTTATTATGATTTACTTCCCTGAGATGTTTAATAGACCAGTACGTTTAGGTATATTCGCACCACAGCGAGAACAAGCTAAGACCGACTTTGATCGACTGAAAACAGCTCTTATGAAGACACAGCGAGTAATTGAGCAGGTTACAGGGCAAGAAGTAGCTGACAAAGCTAAAGAAGAGAGCAATGCGAACACTTTAGTGCTGGCTAATGGTTCATCGTGCTGGATATTCCCTGTCACAGCGACATCAAAGCCTGAATCGAAGTCACTTGATCTCATGATCTTCGAAGAGAGCCAAGACCTTGAAGATCGTATCGTTAAAGAGCAAATCTGGCCTATGGGAGCGACAACGAACGCTCCACGTATCTATATCGGTACGGCAGGAACTAAACTGTGTTACTTCCGTAAGGTAGGGCTGACATCAGAAGCATTGAAGCTCTACGCAGACGCTATATCTGCACAGCGACGCTTAATGTATGAGCAAACGGGTGACGCTACACACTTAATTTATGAGCAATATGTTGCTAGTGAAGTCGAGAAACATGGGCTTGAGAGCGATGAAGTCCAACGTCCGTACTTTGGTAAGTGGCTCATCGGAACAGGGCAGTTCTGCACAGAGGAAGACATCGACAAGATAGAGAGTGAACGTGGCCGTACACACCATGAGAAACAAATGTGGTGCTTTGTGGGGATAGACGTAGCGAAGCATCCTGACTCTACGGTTGTTACCGTACTACGACACAACCCAGATACGAAGAAGCGAGAGATTGTGAACTGGCTTGAGCTAAGGGGTGAGAACTACAAGAGTCAGTACGATATCATTATGGATTTCATATCTCGCTATAAGGTACAGGCTATCGCGGTAGACTCTACTGGTATCGGTGACTTCTTGCCCGATCTTATTGCAGATGACTCGCAGTGGGTGGATGAGAATAGCGGTCTATATCGCATCAAGTTCTCTCAATCATCTAAGTCTGACATGTATAAGAACCTCAAGGTGGTAGTGCGTGAGTTATTGACGACCCTCCCCAAACTTAATACAAAAGAAGGAGCAAGGTTCCGAGAACAGATGCTCGACTTGCAGCAAGAGTACAAAGGCCAGTTCCTCACTGTTACCCACCCTGACGACGATAACGCACATGATGATTATTGCGACAGCTGGGCACTAGCTGAGTGGGCATTTGCCCTAGAAGTGGCTAACAATTTTGCTGATGTACACATAATAGAAACGAGTACAGATGTTCGACAAGATATTCAAAAAGAATCAGAACTCTTCGACCCCGTTACCTGGGGCGACTGAGAAGCTGACCGTATCAGACCTGTCACCTATTGGTGCAGGTGGCTTTTTGTCTAGCACCCCGTCTATCGGAGCAGTTGATTCTAAGCTCATGGACTACTATGAGGGCTGGGTCGCCGCTAACATCGACCGTATCGCCCTAGCTGTGTCGAATATCGAACTCAAGCTGTACAAGGTACGCACACTTGCCGCTGGTGCTGAACTCATAGAGATCGAAGAACACCCTGCACTCGACCTTATAGATAAGTTTAATGACTACACTGCCTCAGACGATGGTATCTACCTTACTTCAAGCATGCAGGACATCTTTGGCGACTGTTTCTGGTACGTGAACCCTAAGGCGGGGATTATCTACCTCATCCCATCCGATAAGGTGAAGGTCTACACCTCGGTAGATAAGAACGGTGCTACGCTCATCACTAAGTACGAATACACTGACACGATTGACGGTAAGAACGTAAAGATCAACTACAGTCC